ATGTTATTCCTGCGGTTCCAAGGAGATATACACCACCTGTAACCGTTACTCTTCCTGCAAAGGTGACACCCATTGCTGTTGCACCAGATACACCAAAGACAGGAATACCTGTTGGTACGGCTGTTACTGTTATTCCACCTGGTTCTGTTGTAAAGATTCCACTAACTGTTCCTCCAACAACACTGACCTGGACAGCCGTCGCACCAGCGACTCCAAATACAGGTAGTCCTAGATTGCCACCGCCTCCAGCAAACGATGTCCCAACGATAACGGTTCTTGTTGTGCTGAATGTTATACCTCCAAAGGTCACGCCCATTCCAGCAGCACCAAAGGTAATAGCACCAAAGGTCACTCCTATCGCTGTTGCTCCAGAGACTCCAAACACTGGAAGCCCAACAACAGTTGCTCCCGATAGGCCAAGAGGAACACCAAAGTTGTTTGCGAAGAGTACTGCTACTCCTGTTGCACCTCTTGTGATGCCATTTGCTAATGTCTGTAGTGCAACAGTACCTGTAACTCCTACAAAGACACCGTCTGTAGTTCCGACTCTCACGAAGGCTTGGCCTCCTGTTGAGAACTGTGCTTCTAGTCTTACAGTTCCTTCAAAAGTCACACCTATTCTTAATGAAGAATCGCCTGTGATCTTTACTGTGTTCCATATTCCAATAAAAGCCTCACCATCATTGTTATAAGTTATACCGTCAAAGAATTTCAGTCCTGCACCAGTAACTTCAACAGGAATTGCTGTTGCACCAGATACTCCGTGTACAGGTAATCCACGGAATATTGCGGCTCCACCTGTTAACTCATAACCGATAGGAACTCCTGCAACAGTTGTAAGCACTGTATTGAATGTAGTTCCTCCACCACTCAAACCTCCAATACCACTACTTCCAAGCACTGGTCTGATGCTTACACCGCTAAAAGTTACTCCTATTGCTGTTGCTCCAGAGACTCCAAACACTGGAAGCCCAACAACAGTTGCTCCCGATAGGCCAAGAGGAACCCCAAAGTTGTTCACGAAGAGTACACCAATCCCTGTTACACCTGATGTTGCGCCAGTTGAGAAACCCTCTGTGATACGAACACCAAGAGTTGCACCAAAAGTTACTGAAGTGTTGATAGTTGCATTAAGAGTTACTCCGAATGTTCCTGCAACAATTCGCACATCAATTGCAGTTGCTCCAGAGATTCCAAACACAGGCATACCAACAACAGTTGCTCCCGATAGGCCAAGAGGAACCCCAAAGTTATTTGTAAAGAGGACACCAATAGAGGTTACACCTGATGTCATTCCAAAAGATATTCCCCGTAGACCGATTGGTCCCCCTATTGTTACGCCTACTGCTGTTGCTCCAGAGATTCCCACAACAGGAACACCAATGATTGTTCCTGAAGCACCACTTGCTCCAAAAGCAAGAGGAGTTCCAAGTTGGTCTGATAGTACAACTCTCAAGGCAGTCGCCCCTGCATATCCAAACACAGGAACTGCATCTATACTGCTGATCGCCGTGCCGCTTGAATCGGCAAGGAATACTGGAACACGGGTATTGCTAATAGAAGCAGTTACGCTTCCGCCCACATTTACCGTATTTCCAATGTTTACTGTTCCACCAGAGATAGAGCCAATCTGAACAAAGCCTAGTGTTCCACCAGATACGGCTAGGGTTCCACCTGACACAGCAAATGATGATGGGAATGCAAAACCGGTAATAGTGATTCCACTTAAGCCGCCAACAACTGTTACATTTAGCGCATTACCAGACGCTCCAATAGGAACAAAGCCACTTATACCTCTTCCGTATAATCCAACTCCAAGAACAGTACTGCTTGTTGCTCCAGAAATTCCGACCGCTGTAATACCTAACGGCAAAGCATTAAGCGTAACCCCAACAGGAGCCGTAAATCTAGAATTACTGGAACCTTCAACCTCAATTGATGAAGCCGCACTCAAAGAGACTTGTGGAGTACCAGAGATGGTTATAGAGGCAAATGTTACTCCTAGTCCTCCCAAGGCATATGCACTTGCACCTGATCCAACTGTAATTCCTACAGGAATGGCCGTTGCTCCAACAATTGAAAGACCGCCACTAAAGTTCAAACCGCTTACAGCAACGGTAAGACCATCTAGATGGCTTTTGAGAGATGTATTCGAAGAGTCTTTCCAGCCAGAAACAGGTGCTACTGCAATTGCATTTGCGTCATCAGTGTTACTCACATTGACATCAAGAGAAGTATTGCTAAATGACACGCTTCCTGCGACAGTTACAGTATTTCCAATGTTTACTGTTCCACCAGAGATAGAGCCAATCTGAACAAAGCCTAGTGTTCCACCAGATACGGCTAAGGTTCCACCTGACACAGCAAATGACGATGGGAATGCCAATCCCGTAATAGTAATACCACTCAAGCCGCCAACTATTTGGACAGGGATGGCAGTTGCACCAGATACTCCATGCACAGGGAATCCACGGAATGTTGCAACTCCACCAGACACATCATAGCCAATCGGAACACCATTGAAATTTGTCAATACAGAGTTAAATGTTGTTCCTCCACCAGCCTGTCCTGCTGTGCCTGTGCTGGTCAAAGTTGGTTGGATTTTTACCGTATTATCAGTAGAGGCTATCTTTACCGTATTATCACTAGAGGCTATCTTTACCGTATTATCAGTAGAGGCTATCTTTACCGTATTATCACTAGAGGCTATCTTTACCGTATTATCAGTAGAGGCTATCTTTACCGTATTATCAGTAGAGTCTATCTTTACGGTGGGAGTGTTTAGAATATTAATAGAACCTGTTAAACTTGTCAAGGTTCCAAAAGTCACACCGACAGGGATTGCCCCTGTCACACCAGATACAAGCAGTGATCCACATAGACCACTTCCCAAGAATGTACCACCAGGTGAGTACAGAACAGCGGCAAATGTAACCCCCCCATCAATACCTTTAATTCTAGTTCCTACTGTATTTGATATACCGTCAAGAGTTCCTCCAGAAAAGAGAACAGGTAGAGTCACCCCTGCTGATATACCAGCAATAGTTAACCCACTACTAAAACTCAAAGAACTAAGGTCTAATCCACTTACAGCAACAGTTCCACCCAAAACATAAACAGAACCTGTGATTCCTAGTGCTTGTGTCGCTCCACCAACAACAGCGTTCTTTATTGCAATACCAGCAGCAGGAGCAGTGATTGCTCCAAATGTCACCCCAAGAGTAAGACCGCTCCGAACAGCCTCAAGAGTAAACCCTGCTCCAAGGCTTATACTTACACTTCCTAGACACAATCCCGCTGCATCAAGTATTTTTACCGCAAATGCAGTCACACCATTGGTATAGGTCATACCGTTAATCAGAGCATCGGTTAAGAAATAATTTTCAGGAGTATTGAGACTGACAGGCAATGCACTAGGATCAGATGCGCTATCGCTTACAAGATTGGCTTCTCCGCTGCCTCCCCAAAGAATTTTCACATACTGTATTGCTCCTGTCACGCCATCGCCCATACCTATGGTAGAGCGGTCTGCAAGAACATAATTGGGTAAACCGTTTACTATACTGCCTGTGAATCCCTGTCCTGAAGATGATGACATAATTGCTCCCATTTATCCGTTTAGGCTTGAATATGGCGATTGCTATCATATGTATAAACAACTACCACATTGGGGCTTGACTTTAACCATGAACAGGGTATACTTTACCCATCAGAAAGGAAGCATAAACCATGTTTGATGGATCTGTAGACTTTGCAGCAGAGATAGAGAAGAGAACAAAAACAAAGAATTCTTCATATATTGATGCGGTCATGGAGATTTGTGAACAATTTGAAATAGAGCCTGCGGCTATTGCCAGATATCTTACAAAACCCATGATTGCTAAAATCAAAGCGGAAGCAGACACTAGACACTTTCGACTACCAGGAAAACCAAAGGGCAAGTCCACACAACTACCCCTATGAAGGGCTACGATCTTTTCCAAATCTATCTTGGAGTGAAACTACATTTCACCTCTGATTCATATGATTTCTTCCGTTTTCGGGGAAAGACCAACACCTCTTTTGAATCCTATCTTAAGCGAAAAGACAAGTATTGGTTTGAGCGGTTGTCTCGTACCTTTAAAGGTGATCCTGTAGACTTCTTCTTTGCCCTGCTTGCCCACAACCCCAACCAGTGGATCGGAGAAGTCATGGAGGGAGGACACGAAGAAGTCTATTCCCAATGGCAGAGGCGTATGCAAAACTATTCCGAAGAATTTGGGGAGGACATGGGAACCCTCTGTAGCATTGCAGGAGATAAGGGATTTGATTGGCTTTTCAAACCGCTTGACGGTGGGCATCCTCCCCTACTACAAGCCGTTGTCCGTGGAGATATTTCACCAGAATCTCTTATAACACTGGATGAAATGCTTGGATTCTTTCCCCATTTCACAAAAGCCCTAGACGGAGATCCGCTTTGGGAATCTCTACGAAAGCGTTGTGATAAGTACCGTCCCTTTCTACGGTCGAAAGGTGTTCTTTCAAATACCCTCAAGCACCGCAAGGTACTCCGAGAAAAGTTGGCAGATTCCGGGATTGGTGCTTGACTTTCCGTTTCGACGCTATATACTTCTACACATCGAACACACCGTACACATCGTACACAACAAAGGAGCGTGAATATGAGTTTTAAAGATCTAAAGAAGAATTCAAACGACAGCATGAAGCGTCTGCTCAATGAGGCAGAGAAATTGAAGAAGGGTGGCGGGGAATCGTCCTATGAGGACAACCGCATTTGGAAGCCCACCCTTGACAAGTCCAGCAACGGCTATGCAGTAATCCGTTTCCTCCCTCCAAGCGATGGAGAGGATCTGCCGTGGGTGCGCCAGTTCTCGCACGGATTCCAAGGCAAGGGTGGATGGTTCATTGAGAATTGTCCAACCACGATTGGTCAGAAGTGTCCAGTCTGCGAGGCAAACAACGAGTTGTGGAACAGCGGAGTGGAGTCGGACAAGTCTATTGCCCGTGACCGCAAGCGCAAGTTGGCGTATGTCTCCAATATTCTTGTCATTTCCGATCCCTCTGCACCACAGAACGAGGGCAAGGTATTCCTATACAAGTATGGGAAGAAGATCTTTGAGAAGATTGAAGAGAAGATGCACCCACAGTTCCAAGATGAAGAGGCTGTGAATCCCTTCGACTTTTGGAAGGGAGCGGATTTTAAACTGAAGGTTCGCAAGGTGGATGGCTACATCAACTACGACAAGTCGGAGTTTGCCAATCCTGCGGCTCTCTTTGGTGGCGACGATGCGAAGTTGGAGGCTCTGTGGAAGAGTCAGTATTCGCTGAAGGATTTCACCAATCCAAAGGAGTTCAAGGGATATGATGAACTCAAGCGTAAGTTTGATTCGGTCATTGGTGGATCTGTGTCTGCTCCAAAGCGGGCAGAAGACCTTGACGATGAGGTTGAACAGGCAGCGGAGCAGTTTGGTTCCTCTCCAAAGTCCCGTTCGGCAAAGGAAATCAAGCGTGAGAATGAAGAAGACGAGTTTTCGGGAGATGCCATGTCATACTTTGAGCGTCTTGCCCGAAATGATGAGTAAGGGGTCGAGTAGATTCGACAGGCTAAGTAGGAGACAAACGGCGCACCAGAGTTGGTCGAACGGCTCTGTATAAAATCGACCACACAATAACTGCTAACACAGTTCGTCTCGCTGCTTGAAGCGGCAAGGGAGGGGTAGAGACTCCGATATCTACCCCTCCCAAACCATCGGATAGACTGCCATAGGAATCGTAAGGCTGTTGAACTAAACGATTCGCAAACTGCAAAGGGATGTCCGTGTCCCGATGCTGTACAGAACACGGACTAGGTTCCGTAGAAGTTTGTCTTTGATGTGGTTCTGGACGGGGGTGCAAATCCCCCCGACTCCATGACTGAGAGTGGTGGAATTGGCATACACGGCAGACTTAAAATCTGCTGCCTTTCGGCTTGCGGGTTCGAGTCCCGCCTCTCGGATTCTGGGCTGATAGTTCAACTGGGGGAACGCTGCCTTTGCAAGGCAGAGGTTGGGGGTTCAAGTCCCCCTCAGTCCACTGATGGAAGAATGGCTGAGTGGTTAAAGGCACTGGTCTTGAAAACCGGCGTAGGCATTCGATGTCTACCGTGGGTTCGAATCCCACTTCTTCCTTTCCCTTGTAGTGTAACGGTAACACGAGAGACTTTGGATCTCTTTTTCTTGGTTCGAATCCAAGCAAGGGAATTTAGTGTCCACGAACGGATAGAGTGGCTCCAGCAGCAGATCCAACAATCCATAAATTTTCTGGATTCTTTATAGGCATAAACTCGTAAGAGTTTGGAAGCAGAGTGAAATGTCTATTGGCATTTGCTGCACACTCTCCAGAATTACCAAATACTTTAAAAGTCTGTGATCCATGTACAGAGAAGTACAGTCCTTCCCCGAGTGAGGGATTACTGCTAGTTTGTCCAAAGAAATTGGCTGTTGTTATCCCCAAATTTCTTAATGCAGCACCTAGTGCTGTTCCTCCAACTCCTGGAGTGATATTTCCCAAAAACAGGGGTGGATTGGGGTTACTATTAGTTGTTCTGAATGGCATTATTTTCTCCTTTTATCTTATTTCTATGTATTTATCCTACAGGACTACCTTGTGGATAGATGATTTTCCAAGATCCACGGCTAAAATCAGGGAAATTTGCCGTGGAACCAGGCCATATTGGTTGTCCTGCTGACGGTCCTGTTGTCCAGAGTATTGGTATTTTTGCTATGGTTGTTGCATTCTCTTGAGCGGCAGCAGCAGTACCAAGACCGTATGTCTCTCCTCCAACAACAATCGCTCCTGTTTTTCCTGGACTATTCCAATCTAATATAAACAAAGTATTACTAGTTGGTATCGGACCCACAACTAGATTTCCGATATCTCCAGTAAGCGTTGTAGAAAAAGGAGATCGTATTTTTAGTCTTATTGAGGCAGTTGTAGT